GTTCCAGAGGAACACTGGTTAAATGGATTTCCACAGGATCCGTCGACACCTGAAAGTTATGAAGATTCTGATACTAAACTGTCGAGACGTATACGTGACTTAAGTAAATAGTTAGGTATACCTGAGTATAACTGGCTGCATAGTCTTACCCATGAAAAATCCTAAAAGAAAAACAGCAAACGCGATTATCCACGTAGATTTATCAATGTTCGTGAATATATCGATTTTTGCATTTTGCTGAGGTGGGGGAGGTGGATAATTCATTTCACTCGGATGGAAATAATACGGCTGGTCTTCAACCATCTCCTGTTTTTCGTGGTCAATTTCCTGATTTAAAGGGTCGACAGTGGGGTTGTACTCAATAGGATTACCAATATCAGTTTCCATTTCTAATATAGAATTTGTTTTTTTTAAGCCGATTCTTCCTCACTCTCACTCTCATCATCTACCACGAAATCCTTGAGATTACCATTATCATCAGCGTCTTCGTCGTAATCGTCATCACTACCTTCTTCTGAGTTATATTCATCTTCAGTATCAATTACTGAATCATCTTCAAAATCATCATGATCATCTGTAGCATAATCGTCGTCTAGTACAGTTTCTACTGGTATATAAAGAACGGGCTTCTTTATAACCCTACCAAAGCGAGAACGAGTCATTTATATACTTTAAACACTGTTCTGTTTAAGTATCTTTAGGTTGAAGTTTATCAGTTATTTTGGGGAGTAAGATGTGAGTTCTTCCATTATTTTTCTTACAGATTGGACATTTTTGTTTTATTTTATTTTTGGTGATGATATATGACATAGTTTTATTTTCATGTACACCAGAAATAGTTTCACAATAATTAGATGTGGTTAACACTAAAAAATTATTTTTATTTCGAGTTACATTAACTACACGTGTATCATCACTACATTTCATATTCTTATTAATGAAGTTTTCAAGATCTGGTTTTACATTCATCTGTTTAATTTCTGGTTTTTCTACAATTTTTTTTATTTCGGGACACTTTGTGAGTGTTTCCTTTTTAGGGTAAAGTTTATCAATAATGTCATTTGTTAATTTATGTCTTCTACCACAGAAGTGTTCACAAAAGCCATCACGTCTTCCCCTAATTGTTTCATGTCGACTGAAACATTTTTGGAGAATCTCCCTTCCACTTATGATGAACCACACATGATTCGACCCATGATTTCTTTTTACGTTTTCACAATATCTAGAATTTGTCGCTGCGAAATATGTTTCTTTGTTTTTGAATAGTTTAGTGATGTATGCACACCCTTGACCCTCCATATTTTTTCGAATAAATGTTTCTATTTTGTGTTTCAATTCTTCATCATAGATTTCATTATTCATTTGTTCATCTGAAAAGGAATTTTCTTTGATTTTCAAAGATACAGAAGGTGGTTCTACCGTAACTGTCGTAGGTGCATCGGTTCGAACGGCTGACATTTTAAGAATTTCAACGGTTGGGTCCTGACCTATTCTCGTGAGAGAACCAACTTTGTATATGAAAACAGGAAGATACGCCAGTTGGTCTACTCTACCATTATCACAATCTTTACACCCTTTACCATCACACGCTTCATGTTTTGCTCGTTTATACGACCATGGCATTCTAAATCCACTCCCCTTTGTCTTTCTACGTGCGTCACCGTATACAGATGAATCGATAATTGCATTCCAATCCATATTACTCTTAAATTTTGAGAGGGACACGAGAATGTGTTCGCGGAGTGAGATGGCAGATATCTGATCAACCACAAAATTGGGCCAATTGAGGTGTACACCAGTTTTAATTAGGTCACCTGACGGTTTGGGTTGTGAGACAGAAATAAGACACTCTTTACCACCGTGGAACTTTACCGTCTCACAAATAACCTTAGAAATGTCCTGAATCTCATCGATTCCTAGGGGCTCTGGGTCTTTATAATCGATATCCACGAAAAAGTTATACGTCTCACTCTTTTGTTCGACGACGTAAATCCTTTCTCCCGATTTTACAGCCTTAATATACATATCGTAAAATTCATTCAATCTATCAAACGGCACAGAGAGTTTACCCCCGTCCATGAGCACGTGTGATAGATTGGTAGCATTATTGAATTTTTGTGACCAATTCTTAAACATACCTTATTATTGTTCATCATCTCTAAACCATTTCATACAGGAAACGTCCTGGTATTCTTTTGTTTTAGAAAGTTCCTTCTTAAAGGTTAACAATTCGTATACTGTTTTTTCTTCATTTTGTTTGAGCCATTCCTGAATTTCCTCTTCGCACATACCCCTGTTCTTCTCTAACAGTTCACTTATCTGCCTTAAAATGAAAGCCTTGGACTTCATTATTTAATAGAGAAGGTTTTTCTGTTATGAGAACTTATGCACGCATAAAATTTAGGATTTTTTATGACATTATCTATGATGAGTTTCCAACGTTTACGTGAGTTGAATTCTTCGAGTGTATCATAACTCATATAATCGTTTTCGTCATGTGTTTTGCGTATGGGTTGATTGTTCATCTTTTTAATTTGTGTCTTGTGTTTTTCTTCATAGAATTTTCGTATTTGGGTTTGTTGTTCTGAACGGTTATAATTAACGAAAAATATATATACATTATATTCCAGGTCTACCGTTGGACTTTCTTTGTGTATAAATTTAAATTCTGTGTATTCACCATTCTTGAGGGAGACAACTCCACGTGTCTCCTCCTCCAATTCTCGTAGTGCGCATCGTAAAGGATTGAATATTTCTCTTCGTCTACACCCTCCTGTGACAAAAATCCAATCCTTGAAGCGCCAATCTCTCACTGTGAGAAACCGAGGTTTCCCGTCGATAAAGCTAACCGGTATTGCAATCGCCTTGTACTTCTTCATTGCGCATTCGCAAGTTATAATAAGGCGATATGTTTATTCGTCCTCCTTTACATCACTTTTTTCGGGTTCCTCCTCTGTCTCAGGAACAGATGGTTCTTCGGGGGGAGCGCTGAGGTGCCTGACGACCTGGGCTGAAAAATTCTTAAACCCGTCAATATCCTTTTTAGTTTTGTTTAACTCTTTAAAAAGGAAAACGAGTGCTACGGCACACACGATGGTCGCGACAATCAAAAGCGTGTCTTTCGTAACCGGAATCATTTATAAATAAAAATAACATCTTCTTTTTAAGTATTCTACATCACGGCACCCATTTTGGTTTTACCGGGAGTGGGACACTCGTAAGGTGTCTGAGCGAATTGGACGGCTTCGTAATGCGCATTTTCACATGATTTCTGTGTGGCTGGCGTTGTGGGCTGACCGACAAAGGTTTCAAGTGTCCTGGACTTAGGATCGTACGTCAATACAAAAACGATGGAGAGAAGAAAAACTATTTTCCAAAGCATCTTTTACTAATTAGTTAGAATATAATAGACCACCCATACCATTTTCTACCCTTAAAATGTTGTAATTAACGGCATAAATATCCTTATTTACCGACCGAGTATCGTTGATGATACGAGCCGAATCAAGTCGAGAAAAGTTGAGGGTACCAGTGGGCTGCAGCTTACCAGTCTCGAGGCAGAAAGGGTAGGTGAAGAGCTTGGTGGCGGGGGTAGAGTTACCATGGGAGGTGTGGTAATAGAGAGGAACCGAGGTGTAGTTAGGGTTGGCAAATTTGAAGTCGGCAACATCGGTACCGTTAATTTGGAGCTTGAGCTTGTTATCATCATTGAGAATGGCTAAACCACCAGCGGCGGTGGTGTCCGAATCGTCACCAGCGGCTGTTAAGTACTTGACGGGGTGGTTGAAGTTCAGCTCCTGCATCTTGGAACCGGAAGATACAGCCTTCTGGACCTGGGTGATGAGCATGTTAAGAGGTTCAGCTGCGAACATCTCACGCTCCTGGGTATCGAGGTACGCGTAATTCGCGTAGACGTCCCATTTAGAAGCAGCGGCCGCGGCACCCCAAGTGATGCGAAGCTCCACGTCGTGATATTGGAGGGCAATGAGAGGAAGGGCAGTCTGCCAGTTCTCACAGAAAGCGAACCTGAGAGGGTAGAAGCGCTCGTTGGTAGAGCCACCGTAGAGATCACCGGCAACCGACTTGGAAGATGAGGTCGCGGAGAGGGTGGGTGCGATGAGAGTAGAGTAGGTAGAATCCTGTTCATCAATAACCTGACCTCCCACCATAAGTTCGACCTTGGAAATTACGGTAGTCCAGTCAGTGATAGTATTACTCTTGAGACCGGTGTTGGGAACGAGGTAGACATAGTTGAGCATGTCACCCTTGCGCTCGAA